CGAGCGAGGTCGAGGTGGACTCCGTGGTTTGGTCGGACGGCCAGACGGCCATCGCGACGGTCACCACAGGCTACGGGCGCCGGGCCGTCGCCGCCGTCGCCGCGTGCCACACAGACGACAACTGCTCGTCCATGTGCCCGCGCGACGGGTTCTGCCCGTGCTGGCAGGACGGAGGATTCCGGTGCTGCTGAGGGCAAGAGAGGGCGCGCCCATGACTGCGCGTAGCCTCCGTAGCCTCTTCGCGGCCGCTCGCGGCCGCTGGACGGGCGCGGAGGCCCTCGGCCCCGAGGCCCTCGCAGCCGCGGAGCACGACGCCGCAGCTGCGGAGACGCTCGCGCTCGAGGCCCTGAGGCTCCTCGCGGCTGCGGCCGCAGCCGCAGCCGGCGCAGCCGCGCTCGAGCGGATCCACACCGGCGAGTCGCCGGTGTGGGGACCCCTGGCGGACGCCCTGGCCCAGGCGCTCGCGGACGAGGAGGCCCCATGAGGTGCTCCGCGCAGAGGAAAGAATTGCGGCGCGCCTGCGAGACGGCGCGCCGCGCGTCGGCTCGCGCTCGCTCGAGCACACGCCCGGTGTTGCAGAACTTGCACCTCGCCGCGCACGACGGCGTACTCGACGTCACCGGCTCGGACGGGGAGGTTTCGATTCGAGTGCGCGTCGAGCAGGTCGAGGTGCACAAGGACGGCGAGGTCCTGGTCAACGCGGCGCGCTTTCTGCAGATCCTGCGGGAGCTCTCGGGCGAGCGCGTCGAGGTCGAGACCGACGAGCGGGCGGGTTGCGTTATCCACACCAGCGACGCGCGCTTTCAGTTCATGGGCGAGGTCGCTGACGACTACCCCGAGCAGGCACCCTGGCCCAAGGAAGGTGCCTTCCGACTGGCGGCCGGCGAGCTGGTGGAGATGATCAGGCGGACCCAATTCGCAGCGCACCCCGGGAAGACACGCTACGCGATTAACGGGATCCTCTTGGACCTCAACGGCAGCCGGGTGCGCCTGGTGGCGACGGACGGCAAGCGCCTGTCGATGTGCGAGCGTACCCTGGAGTTCGAGGCAGAGAGCCCGATCCGCGTGGTGGTGCCCACCAAGGGAATGACCCTCCTGCAGCGGGTGGTGAAGACGGGTGAGGAGTCCGTCGAGGTGTCGGTGGCGGTGAATCCGCCTGGGCCCCACGCAGACCCGGAAGCCGTGCGCGGGGGCTGGGTACAATTCCGGGCCTCCACGGCCCTGGTGACCGCACGCCTGGTCGAGGGGCACTTCCCTCCCTACGAGGACGTACTCCCCAAGGACCGCGACAAGAAGCTGACCCTGCCTCGCGAGAGCTTCCTCTACGCGCTGCGGCAGGCCGCCCTCCTGGGCGCCAAGGACCGCCAGGCTGTGCGCTTCAAGTTCGACCGCGAGGGGATCGAGCTGACCGCGTGGGTCCCGGAGGTCGGAGAGAGCCGGGCCAGCTTCTCCGCCGACTACCCCTACGACACCTTGGAGATCGGCTTCAACCCCAGCTACTTCGCGGATGTGCTCAAGGTGCTGACGACGTCCGAGGTCACGCTCGAGCTGAAGGACGCCCGCAGCGCCGTGGTGATCCGCGAGGGGCGCGACACGCACGTGATCATGCCGCTCAACTTGGAGGGCGTATGACCGCTGCACCGCGCGTTCTCCTCGCGGCGCGCCTGGGGCACCCTGGAGCCCTTCAGCTCCACCCGGAGGCGACACCGATCGACTGGGCGACCCATCGGTGGCGGCGGCTCGCAATCCGCGAGGCAGCGGCCCTCCTCGGCCCGTGCCTCCCAGCGGCGATCGCCGCCGACTGGGCGGAGCGCGGTCTCCCCCTGTGGGAGGCCCTGCGCCCCGGCGATCGGCGGCCGCGAGCGGTGATCGCCGGGGCGCGCGCATGGGCGCAGTGCCCCTGCGAGGCGCACCGAGTGGCCGCTGCCGTCGCCGACCGCACAGCCTACGCCACCGCCGCTGACGCCGCCGCCGTCGCCGTCGCCGCCGTCGCCGCCGCCGTCGCGGACGCGGACGCCGCCTACGCAGCGGACGCCGCCGAAGCAGCAGCCTATGCGGCCGCAGCCGCAGCCGCGGCAGCCGCAGCCGCGTGCGCTGCTGACGCCGCGGTGCACGCGGCGCACGCCGCGGCGCACGCGGCAAACGCTGCCGGGGCGCTAGCCGCCACCGCCACCGCTTACACTCGCGCGGTGTCGGCAGAACGCGAGTGGCAGGCACGGCGCCTCGCTGCCTACCTCATGGAGGGGCTGTGAAGCACATCACCGTGCGAGTCGCCCGAGAGCCGAGGACGAGTCGCTGGCGGTACGTGATCCTGGTCGACGGGCGACCTGTGCGCGCCGCCACCGGCGCGAAGCTCTCACAGGTAGCCTCTGTGCTCCTCCTGTGGACGGAGGAGGAGCTGGCGGCGCAGTAGGCGCGTGCGCGCGCGCCTACCAGCTCGGCCCCCGGCTCCCTGTCCACCAGGGAGCGCGCTCTTCCTCCTCCTCCTGTGAGCAGGGAGGAGCCGTCGTGGAGAAGGCCGGCTCCTCCCTGTCGGGCTCTACCATGTACGCCGCGACCCAGGCGTAGACCTCGCAGTCCCACGCGTGATTGGCAGCCCCGGCGGCCTTGACGATCCAGCGCCAGATCTCGGTCGCGGAGCCGTCAGGCCGAATCCGGCGCTCGATCAGCGTGCGCCGCTCCGAGGTCATTTGCATGACCCAGTCCCGAGAGACGACGTTGCTCGCGACCTCCCAGGCACCTACGTCCGAGTGCAATATTGCACTCGAGGCCAGGTCCTTAAAATACCGGACGTCCAGCGTCGTGAGCGTCACGTCCAGCGCGCCGCCCCCGCGAGGAGGGCGGTACTGATGTCGCGCTGTGACGAGCGGGCGCAGGGGTAGCCGGTGGCCTCGCACGGGCTTGATCCGCGCGGGGTCCGTCAGCGCGAATCGGTACGTCTCCTCGGTGCGCGTCGTCTCGGCGTCCTCGGTCGCGCCGCCTCCCGCGTCGATCGTGAGGATCATGGGGCACACGGGAGGGCCGCCCCCCGCGAGCGGGTATCGCGCGTCGAGGGTCTGCGCGCGAAGCTCGCCGAAGCTCCGAGCGACGCCCGCAGCGATCGTCCGCTTGCGATACCCGCGCCCGAAGGCGTGTACGCTCCAGGGGATCGAGTACCTCCCGGGGTCGGCGGACGCGACGACGACCGTCGCCCACTCCGGTACGACACGCGGCGGGTAGTGAGGCCGGCTGTAGACGGCCTCCGGGGGGATCTCGACGTCTCGCGCGTCGGAGGACGCGCCCCAGAAGGGCAGCCCGAGGAGGGAGTTAAAGAAATGCTGTAGCTCGCCGAGGCCCTTGAGTCTCGCAGTGAGCCACTCACGCGCGAGGTCGGAGTAGGACGTCCAGGGGGACGACAGACCGGAGACGCGGTAAGCGACGGTCGTCGACGGCGGGTGCTCGCCTCGCGGGTGTCCCTCGCTCACCCACTCCCCGCGGCGTACCGCGGCGAAGCGCTCGCCGTCAGAGATCACAGCCTCGCACTCCGGGCACTGGTAGTGCGCGGTGAGTGCGCCAGACGCGAAGCGCGAGAGCGCGACCTGGAGGCTCTCCGCGTCGGACTCCTCCATGCCAGGCCAGCGGACGTGATCCCACGCTAGCTCAGCGTACGCGCCGCACCGCGGGCAGGGGACGTGGTAGGTCCTCCGGTCCGGGGCCGCCAGGTAGGCCGTCCAGATCGGACCGCTCGGGATCGTTGGCGTCGAGCACAAGAATGTCTTGCCGCGATGTCCGTAGGTCGCGGTGCGGACGCGCGCGAGGGAGATCGCGTCGGCCTCCCGGCCTCGGTAGGCCGGGTACTTATCCACCTCGTCTAAGAAGACGTACTGCAGCGGGCGCGTCGCGAGGGCCTGGTGGCTGCCCGCCCAGCCGATGTAGATGGTAGCGGAGGAGAGCACGACGCAGCGCTGTTTCAAGTCCCACGCCCTGCCCGTGAGCAGCCCCGCGAGCCTCGGAGAGTCCGAGAACATGGGGATCACACGCTCACTCATGTTTTCCTTCGCGGACCGCTCCGTGGGGAAGACAATCATGATCGGCCCCGGGGCTCGATCCACGACCCACCCCAGCCAATTCCGCCCGCACTCGCTCTTGCCGCATTGCGCGGGGGCTACCACTACGACCTCGCGGTAGCGCGGGTCCGAGAGGGACTCATGGATCTCTCGCAGGTAGGGCGTGCGATCGAGGCGGTATGGCCCCGGCTCCGACGCGACGCGCGAGCCGAGGACTCGGTGCTCCTCTGCCCACTCCGCCGCGGTCATGCGAGTACGCGGTGTCCATGCCGCGCGGAACGCGGTGGAGAACTGCTCGGCGAATTCCATGAGCACAGCGTAGCACCAATTTTATTTTCCGCTCGCGATAAGAACTCCAGCGGCTAGAGTTGACGCATGCGAAACTACATGACCGACGGGGCGGATTGGCGCTACATGACCGCCTCCGAGAAGACGCGAGCCCTCCTGCGGGATATGTACGAGCGGTGCGCCGCGATCCCGTACGGCCCCGCCCCCGCGATCCGCGGCCTGGACGCGTTCGCGGCGCGCCTCCTACGCTACGAGGCAGCGCCCCGTGGCTAAGCGCGGGCGACCGCCGCTGGGGGTGGGGATCACTTACCGAGCGTCCGTGCGCTTCGCGCGCACAGACGCAGAGGCCGTGTTGCGCGCGGCGGAGCGCGCCGGGATCCCCCTGTCGGAGTGGATCCGCCGGGCGTGCATGGCGGCTCTGTGATCGCGCGCTGCGGGGGGGATTACATCGTCGTGGGCGGAGGCCCGAGCCTCCGCGACTTCGACTGGGGCCGCCTCGAGCGCTCGTGCGCTCGGTTGGTCGCCGTGAATCGAGCCTACGAGCGCGTCCCGCAGCGCGCGGACGCGCTCTTGGTGTCCATGGACCCGGGCTTCTGGCGCGAGCACGGCGAGCGCGTGGCCTCCACGTGGGCCCCACCCGCGGTGCACATCCGTGTGGGAGACGAGCAGCTCCCACTGAGCGGACCTACGGTCGTGATCCCGTGCTGCGTGACAGCACCCCCCAACCCCCAGAACCAGGCGGCCTGGGGGACGGACCTCGTGTCCGGCGTGGGGTGCGGAGGCTCCAGCGGCTACGCCGCGGTGAATCTCGCTGACATCCTCGGCGCGGATACGATCTACCTCCTCGGCTTCGACCTCCGCAGCGAGGACGGGCGCACGTGTAACTGGCACGACGGCTACCACCAGCCGCGACAGGACGCCGGGGTCTACGCGCGCATGATCGCAGCATTCGAGGTGGGCGCGGCGTCGCGGATCCGCGCGCGCGTCGTGAACCTCTCCTCCACGTCCGCACTGACGTGCTTCCCGAGCGCGGACGTCAACGACGTGCTGCCGTGAGCGGCCCCATCTTCGTGTGCTACTTCACGCCCTCTTACCGCGCGCACGCACTGGGTCTGGTCGAGTCTCTGCGCGCGCATGACCTCGAGCACGCCGTGTGCGAGGTCGTCGACCACGGGAGCTGGCAGCGCAACTGCCAGCGCAAGCCAGCGTTCTTGCGCGCCATGCTCGCCGCGCAGAGGCGGCCCGTCGTGTGGATCGACGCGGACGCTCGGGTTCGCACGCGCCCTGACGTGCTCCTCGACATGCCGCGCGGCGTGGACGTCGCGGTGCACAACTACGGACTCTCCGGGGGGCGGGAGGAGGTGCTGTCGGGGACGGTGTACCTCGCCTACTCCGCCCCCGCGCTGACGCTCCTCGAGTCCTGGCAGGCTCGGTGCGTCGAGCGCCCGCACGCGTACGACCAGCAGTGCCTCCAGGACGCACTCTCCGGCGGTTGGGGCGGGGAGCGCATGCAGCTCCCCGCGGAGTACTGCTTCATTTTTGACGTCTTCCGCGCACCCTTCTACCGGCGCAATCACCCCGAGGTCGGGGAGCCCGTGATCGAGCACCTGCAGCACTCGCGCGTCGTGCGCGCGGCGGAGAGGGGCGCGTCATGTCAGTCTGGGTAGCCTTCCCGACCGCCAACTCACACCGGGCGGGCCGGGCGGCCGAGGCGTGGAGTGAGCGCGGCTACCGAGTCGCGATCGCAGCCGACGACTCGACGCACGCGAGTCCGCGCGCGGACCTGCTGCTTTGCGGATCCCCATACGCAGGTTACTTCCGGACCTCGAACGCGCTCTGCAAGGCGATCCTCGCGACGGACCCCGGGCTCGTAGCGGTCGTCTGCGCGGCCGATGACATGCTCCCGGACCCACGCCGCACCGCGGACGAGATCGGAGCCGAGTACGTGGAGCGCTACCCGACAGGGCTCGGGGTCATGCAGCCTACCGGAGACGATCTCCCCGGGACGGACCGGATCTGCGGCTCGCCCTGGGTGGGGAGGGAGTGGATCCTGACTGCCTACGGCGGACTCGGGCCTCTGCCCCCGGACTACTTCCATTTTTTCGGGGACGAGCAGCTCCGCGTCGACGCGACCGCTCGCGGTCTGCTCTGGGATCGCCCGGATCTCACTCAGAGGCATGAGCACTGGACGCGGGCGGGCGCCCCGCCCAAGACGGAGTACCAGCAGCGCAACTCCGACGCGTTCTGGGCGGCCGACAAGCGAGCGTTCAAGCGCGCGATGGGAGAGCTGCCGTGAGCGTCCCGCACTCGGTCTTTTGGTGCTTGAGCAACAACTTCGGCGACGCGCTCGTCCCGTGGATGGTCCGGGAGCTCACGGGGACCCTCCCGATCTTCGCGGCGCCAGCGGATGGCGGAGCGATCCTGGGCGGCTCCGTCGCGAATCACGCTGTGGAGGGCACCGTGATCTGGGGCGCGGGGGTCGCGAGCATGCGCGACGAGATCCACGAGCGCGCGGACATCCGGGGGCTCCGCGGGCCGATCAGTCGATGCCGTGCCACGGCATGCGGGGCGAGCGTCCCAGCGAGCGTCCCTCTCGGAGACGCCGCACTCCTCCTGCCTCGCCTCCGGGAGTGGCTGACCTCGCTGCGCCGCGTGCGGCTCGGCGTCGTGCCGCACTACATGGATCAGCAGCGCACGTGGGCTGCGCTCCGCGACGCTCCGGACGTGAGGCTCGTCAACGTCTTCGATTCGATCGAGGACGTCGTGGAGCAGATCATCTCGTGTGATCTCGTGCTCAGCTCCTCGCTGCATGGGCTCGTGGTCGCGCACGCCTTCGGGATCCCCGCGCTATGGGCGCGAGTCTCCGACTCGATCGGCGGAGACGGCACGAAATTTCGCGACCACCTCATGTCGATCGGACTCGAGGTCTACGACCCGCTCGACCTGCGGACTGCGTGGCCGAGCGTCCAGGACCTGATCTCCGCTGTCGAGCAGACCGAGGTGCCTCAGGGTGTCGTCCTCCGCGGCGTGCAGGACGCGCTCCGCGCCGCGTGGCCCCTGTGAGACTCATAGGGCTCATGCCGGTCCGCAACGAGGAGTGGATCCTCCGCGCGTCGATCTCCGCCGCGCTCCAGTGGGTAGACGAGCTGCTCGTCCTCTGCCACGCGTGCGAGGACCGGAGCGTGGCGATCGCGAGGAGCTTCCCTCGCGTGAGTGTCTGCCCCGTCCATGATCCCGCGTGGGCAGAGATGGCGCACCGCCAGCAGCTCCTCGCCTACGGCCGTGCGCTCGGAGGGACTCATTTCGCGCTGGTCGACGCGGACGAGATCCTCACCGCGAACGCCCTGGGCGACGTCCGCGGAGAGATAGGCGATCTGGAGCCGGGCGAGTGCCTGGACGTGCCCATGATCCCTGTGTGGGGAGGCCTGGGCACACGCCGCGCGGACGACTGCGTGTGGAGTCGCGCGTGGCTGACGCTAGCTTTCCGAGACGCGCCGGGTCTCTCCTGGCGCCCGCGCGGGGACGGCTACGAGCACCATCACCGCGCGCCCTACGGAGCGCTGCGCCCGAGCGCGCACCCTGTCGCTCCGACGCTCGAGCGAGGTTTCGGGGGCGTCATGCACTTGCAGTTCGCGGACCGCGCGCGTCTGCGCGCGAAGCACGCGCTCTACAAGATGCAGGAGGTCGTCCGCTGGCCTGGGCGGGAGTGTGCCTCAGCGGTCGACGCGCGATACAATCAGGCTCTCGACGAGCGAGGGCTAGCGCTCGCTCCCGTGCCTCCCGAGTGGTGGGAGGGCTACGACGTCGAGGGGATCACCCTGGGAGGGGTACCATGGCAGAGAGCGATGTGCAGAGAGCTGATGCGGAGGCACGGACCGGAGGCCTTCCGGGGGCTGGAGCTGTGGGGGGAGGCGTGGTGAGGCAGGAGCTAGAGATCTCAGCGACGGAGGAGCGCCTGCTAACGACGGCCTACGCGCTCATGACGACGCGTCTCGCCGCGGCGCAGCGAGACGCGGATCGCGCGGAGGCCGCGATCCGCACGGCGCGCGCGGAGTTCGCGGCAGAGATGCGCTGGCTCCTGCGCGAGAATGACGTCGATCTCCCCGACGGGGTCCACGTGGCCTACGAGGGCGAGCGCCGACTCGTCTGGGAGGAGCCGGATCATGACGCCGTCTGAGGCAGAGAGGGTGTCGCTCGCATCCGCCGCAGCCCCAATGGCGTCGCTGCGCGCGGAGCACGAGCAGGCGCTGCTCGTGCTCCGGGAGATGCTCGCGGCGGAGGTCGCGCGTGCGTCCGCGGCGGCCGCCGCTATCGCGGCGCAGCGGAAGCTCTCGGGAGGGCTCGCGGATCGGCTCGCGGTAGCGACGACGGCGGATCGGTCTCTCGCGCGATTCGTCGATCCGACGACCCTCCGCCTCGCGTCCTCCACGGCGTCCGCCGCGGCGGACACGAGGCGGGCTCTCGGCGCGGCGACGAGGGATCTCCACGCGATCCGCGGGCAGCTCGCTGCCATGGTGGCGCGCGGAGTCGCAGAGGAGACACGCGCCCGCGCGCAGCAGCGAGCCGACGCCATGGAGGAGCGCTGCGGTGCTCTAGCCGCGGCCCACGCCCGCGCGCAGCGCGAGGTAAGCGCTGCGCGCGTCGCCCTGGAGGCGGCATTCTGCGACGTGAGGAGCGGCAGTGCGCCACCGCCGCCCGCCTAAGCGCGTGACGACAGAGGCTGTGAGGCTCGCGCGCCCTGAGCCGCAGGTCCGCGCGCCCAGGATCGTCTGCGCCCGGTGCGGCGGGCGGGCGCTCCGACGCAGCCAGTGGCAGGGCTGGATCTATTACGTCTGCGCGGCGCAGCGCCTGTGCATCGACGAGGAGACGCTGAGGCCCTGGGTCACTAAGGTGCGGGCGGCGCCTCTGGGGTAGGCGTCGCGCTCCCCTCGTCGCGCGTGAGCGTCGAGGACACGAGAGGCAGACCCTCTTGCAGCTCGCGATCCGCGCGACGCCGCGCGACGATCTCAGCGTAGTCGTGACCCTGGGCCTCTGCGACCATGCTCGGGGTCCGCACGCCGAGGTCGCACTCCGCGAGCGCAGCCTGGATCTCCTTGACTGGATCGAGCCATCGCCAGCCGGCACTGGTCCACGAGTGCGCCAGTGCGTCCGCGCGCGGCCGGAGGAGCCCCGAGCGGATCCACTCGATTAGCTTCCAGGTGTACACGCGCTTGCTGAAGCCCTCGAGCATGCGCTGCCGGACCCGCCAATTGCGCTGGCTGGCGAGCCTCGCTCCCTTGTGATTCGCCCAGTTCGCGTCCCTGAAGTCGAAGAAGAGTTCGAGCGGAAGTGCGAATTCAATCGCGCAGAACCGCAGGAGCGCCTTGATCCAGCCCTCGAACTGGGCCGTGGGCTGCTCGGGTTTGATTTGCGTGATCGCCTCGCCCTCGCGCAACGTCTTGAACATGCCGGGCTCCAGGCGCCACTCCGGGCGCTTGGCGCCGTCGCTCCCCGTCTGCATGGGCAGTCCGCTGGAGGTACTGGCTTGGGTGATGACGAGGCCAAAGCTCGCGGCCATGCGCGCGGCCACGGTGACCGCCTCGATCGTGCCGTCGATCTGATCAAAAATCCACGCGCTCCCCGTGAATGCGGGGGTCCCTCGGGTCTGCCCGAGCCGCTGGCGCTTCGCGAGGAAGATCACGCTCTCCGCGGGGACTATGATGCGGTCGCTCTGGTAGCGCACGGCGGGGTTTCGTACGTCCGGGACGTCTACGATACTGTAGTCCACCGGACGCCCGCGGCGATCGAGGCGGATCCCGTCCACCATGTCCGGGCTGACCGCCCGGGGGGACGAGATCTGATCCGACTCAATCGCCTGGAGCAGCCCGTCTGAGAGGAGGATCACCCCAACGTCCCCGTCGCGGAGCCACGACCGGTAGATCAGCGCGAGCAGCTCGCTCCAGGTCGACAGCCCCCGCACCTCGGGGGCGGCGCACCAGTCCGCCCAGAGGGCCTTCGCTGCCGCGTTCCAGGCCGGGTCGGCGCTCTCCGGCTTGAGCACTGGCGCGTGGGGTGAGACGTTTTCGACGCTTGCCGACAGGAGCGTCTCCGCGAAAGTCGACTCGCGCTCGAGCTGCCGGGCGCGGTCGACCATGCCGACGCGGTCGAGCCGCGCCTCCAAGTGGAAGTCCGCCCGTCCGCCTCCTGGGCGCACACGGTCGACGCGGGAGTGCGTCGCGGAGCGGTAGGACGAGAGGTGCTCCGACCACCCGGTCAGGTGGCCCCGATCCCTGTGGCGCGCGGTGCGAGCTACCTCGATCACGTCGCGTTCCCGAACGACACGACTCCGACGCCTCCCGTCGTGTCTGCGCGCCGGCTCTTCTCCGCGCTCAGCGCGGAGAGCCAGGCCATGAGATCCTGCAGCGGCGCGCGTTGCAGAGATCGACTGCCAATTTTGTATTTCTGCGATCCCTGCCCCGCGGAGATCGCAGTGAGCGTGGACGCGATCTGCGAGTCGAGCTGCGCCGCGGTCATGCCGGACAGGTCCATGGCCCCATGCTACGCTCGGAATCTAACCTCTCGCATGCAGTGACTGCCGGATCAGGCAGTAGGCCCCTTCTCGCGCGCCAGCGCGGGTCCTACTCTCGGGGCATGCCAAGATCTCCTAAGCAGGACCTCGCTGCGGAGCACGTCAGCCTCGGGGCCGTGAATGCCAAGGGGCTCCGCCCGTTTATCATGTTGGTGAACACAGGCGCGTCGGTCGACCGCCTCTGGGGCCGCATGGCGGTCGATCTCGCGGGCGTCGAGTACGCTCCCAAGATCCCCATACTCGTCGATCACGACCCCGCGCAGCGCCTCGGGTACGCGGACCACGCCACAGTGACGGCCGAGGGGCTCGAGCTGCGGGGGTATCTCCTGTCGACGGGCGACGCGCAGAGAATCGCGCAGGAGTCCGACGACGGCTTCCCTTTCCAGGCGTCGGTCAGCCTGTCGGTCAGCGAGTGGACCGAGATCGAGGCGGGCGCGACGGGCAAGGCTAACGGCCGGGAGTATCCCGGCCCAGTGTCGATCGCGCGGAAATCCTACCTACGGGAGTCCAGCTACCTACCGGCGGGGGCGGATCGGCATACGTACGCCATCGCCCTCGCAGAGGAGACCATCATGACCCTAGAAGAGTTCCTGGCCGCGCACCCCGAGCACGCCGCGCAGATCCGAGACGCGCATAGCGCTGAGCTGAGCGCTGCGCGCGGCGCCGTGCGCGACGAGGCGACGGAGTATCTCGCCGCCTTCCCTGGCCGCGAGGCGTTCGGCTTCGCGCGCTTCGCCGCGGGCGACACGCTCCTGGAGGCGCGGGCCGCACTCGCCGGCGTCCTGGAGACGGAGCTTGCCGCAGCCAAGGCCGCGCGCGTGCCCGACGAGGTCTCCGTCGAGGTGCTCGTCGCGCAAGCGAGGCCGGGCGTGGGCTTCGACGGCGCGTCCTGCGCGTCTCCGACGGCTGAGACCCTCTGGGCCGACGAGGCGATCCGCCGCGAATTCGGCGGCTCGCGGTCCGCATTCTTGCACGCGGTCCGCCGCGGTCTACTCGAGGAGATCCCCCAATGACCACGCTCAGCGAGAACGTGAAGCGCAATTTCGAGTTCGGCGCAGACCCGCTCTACAACGATATCCCCGTGATCGCCGCTGACATCATCTACGAGGGCGCAGCCGTCGGGGAGAGCGGCTCTGCCGGGACCGCCCGGCCACTCGTCGCTGCGGATACCTTCCTCGGCTTCGCGGCCGCGAAGGCGGACAACGCCGCGGGCAGCGCCTCGGCCATCAACGTCCGCGTGCGCGAGCGCGGGCGCGTGCAGCTCGCGGTCACGGGTGTCGTGAGCACCGCAGACGTCGGCGCGACGGTCTACGCGGACGACGACGACTCCTTCACGCTGACGTCGTCGTCCAACACCGCGATCGGCAAGATCGTGCGCTGGGTCACGAGCACAACCGTCATTGTGGCCTTCGAGTCCGCTCAGCAGAGGAGCATCTAATGGCCGCCCCGATTACCGCACAGCAGATCCTGGAGATCCTCGCCGCGGGTGCGCGAGGAGAGATCGACGTCCCCGAGGGGCCCTACGAGAGGCTCGCCGCGGCGCGCGGCGGCTACGACAACTCGGCGCTCACGGAGCGAGGGATCCTCGGGATCTTCTTCGATTCGCTCGAGGCGTCCTTCGACCGCATGTGGGCGAGTCGCGTGGGGCTCCTGATCCCGGCGGACGCGGAGAGTCAGACGCACCGCTGGATCGGTCAGACCCCGAAGATGCGCGAGTGGCTCGGAGGCCTGCTCGCGAAGGGCCTCAATGACACGGGGATCACGATCGTCAATCGTGACTTCGAGGCGTCAATGGAGATCTCAGCGCACGATCACCGGAGGGATAAGACGGGAGGTATCCAGAGGCGCGTAGGAGAGCTCGCTGCCCAGGCCAACGATCACTGGTGCCAGCTCCTGATCGACGTCTGCCTGGAGGGCGCGCCCACGGCCTACGACGGGCTCTCGCTCTTCCACTCCGCTCACACATTCGGAGACATGACTGCGTTCGACAACGACCTGGAGGTCGGGACGATCCCGGCGCTCCAGGTCGCCACGGCCGCACGACCGACGAGGGAAGAGGCGAGCGACATCCTGATCCAGAGCACCGCTCACTTTTTCACGGCGCAGGACGACAAGGGGAGCGTCGCGAATCAGGGCGCACGGCAATTCCTGCTCCTCTGCCCGCCTGCCATGGGCCCAGGCTTCCTGCAGGCGGTGAGGCATGACCTCGGGGTCACTGGCGGTACGCAGCTCACGTCCGGACTCGGGTGGACATGGGAGGTCGTCATGGAGCCGCGTCTCGCGTCTTCAACCGTGGCGTATCTCATGCGCACGGACGCGCCGTCGAGCCGACCCTTCATTCTCCAGAGTGAAGTGGAGCCGTACGTGGACGTGATCGCCGAAGGCTCGGAGCACGCCAAGAAGAACAACTCGCATCTGTACACGGTGAAGGCCACGCGGTACGTGGGCCCCGGCGAATTCCGTCAGGTGCTCAAGCTGACGCTGAGCGCGTAGCCTTGACGCTCGCCGACGATATAGCCGGCGACCGAGCGCTCTTCGTGGACGCCGACGAATTCGGTGTCACGGTCTCTTACCGAGTCGCGTCTACGGACACGACGACGGCGGGCGTCCCCGCGCACTACGAGGACGTAGGGGACTCCCCCCTCGACGACGGAGCGAAATTCTGGATCCCCGACACCGACGTCTCGTCGCCTGTGAAGGGCGACGAGATAACGCACGACGGGAAGGTCTACACGGTTGAGTTCGCGGCGTACGAACAGGGTATCTGGCTCCTGACGTGCGCGGAGGAGGAGCTAATCACATGAGCGACACCCTCGTCTCGCCTCGCGCACCAAGCTGGGCCGTCGCCGTGGGAATTGCGGCGGTCTCGCTGACGCTCGGCGGGAGCGCCGGATCGTTGGCGACTCGACAGGGAGATCCTTTCGATATCCGGGGGGACCTCAGGGAGACGCGCGCGGAGATCCTGGGGGAGATCCGGAGGCTCGGCGACAAGATCGACGACGCGCGGGCGCGCCTCGAGCAGCTCGAGGCTCGCGTGAGAAAAATCGAGACTGGAGAACAGCGGTGATCGACGTAACGACCCTCGGCTCGGGCAAGCGCAGCTACGTCACGGCGGGGCTCCTGGTGATCCTCGGGATAGGGACGGCTCTCGGGTATGTCGAGATCCCGGACGACGTCCGGGAAGGCCTGGTGACGCTCCTGGCGGGCGCGGGGCTCGCATTCCTTCGCTCCGGCGTGACCAAAGAGGCGCGGTGAGCCCGTGCCCGCGGAGCTTTGGATCGTCGCGACGACGCTCGCCGCTGTCGTGGGCCTCCTGGCCGCCGGCTTCGCGGCCGGTCGAGCGACGCTCGCCGACGACCTACGGCGGAGCGAGGAGCGGATCGATCTGCTTCTTGCGCAGCTCGCAGAGGCTCTCGCCCAGGGCGCAGATGGCGCCCGCGCTGCGAGCCTCGTCATTGCTGCGGAGCGGCGTATGGCTGCTCTGCGTCGTGCTCCTGCTGCTGAGCGCCATCGGCTGCTGCTCGGGGGCGACAGGGACCCTGCCGATCCTCCCGGCGGGGGAGCCGGACGAGACTCGTGAGGCGCGGGTGCGGGGGTCGGCCAGCGAGTGGACCTACGAGGGAGGACTCGTGAGCCTCCCCGTCGGGTGCATGGACGATCTCCTCGAGTCACGTGAGTCCTGGCGGGTCTACGCGCAGGCGCTGCGCGTCGCAGGGAGGTGGCGGTGAGCGACTCATTCGCGGAGTCCATGGCGATCCTCGCGGAGCGGATCAACGTCCTCAACGCCCTGGAGGTCTTCACCGCGACGGCCTCGACGGGGTGGGTAGATCTCGCGGCCGACGCCAAGGCCTTGATCCTCGGATCCGACTTCGCCGCGTCCATGAATGCCTCGATCGAGGCTGACCGCGACGCGGTGGCTACCGTCCTCCAGCCGGGGAACATGTCGAGAGGCCTGGACCCCTTCTTCCTCGACGCCGCGCAACAGACGGGCTCCGTCAAGCTCGATCCGTCGGAGCGCTTCAGGGACCTCTTCGACTACATGCACAACAACGCGCTGCTCGTGAACTCGAGCGAATTTTCCTTCGGGTCCCCCGCTGCGGGCGGCGCGAACGTCGGCGACGGGACAATGCGCAGGCTGACTGTCGACGACCGCGGCTACACCATGGAGGGCTGGTTCGCGGACGCGTTCAGCGCCACGTGCGACGCGGACGCGAATCAGAATGGGGTCGAGTACACCGAGCAGTTCGCCGTCGAGGGGACGAACTCGGCGATTGACGACCTACAGCGCAGTGGCACTGGGCTCTCCGAGCGCATGACGTGCCTCAGCGAACTCGACGCCGCGGCCTACGTCCTCAACCCAGGATTTGAGTCGTACTCCGGGACAACGCCCACGACGGGCTCCCCCACGACGCCCACTGCCGTCACCGGCTGGACGCCCGCGAGCGGGGTGCTCACGAACCTGCGCGTGCAGGTCGATCAGCTCTACCGCACGCCTCCTGGATCCAGCACGTCGATCTCCCTCGAGTTCGTCAACAACGAGACGCTCGCCCAGAATCTCCTCGACGAAAACGGGACTACGTTCGACGCCGACGTGCCGGTGGACGTGGGGGTCGCCGTGTACCGCAAGGCGTCCTGCGACGGGCAGCTCACCATCACGCTCGGCGCCACGTCGCGCAGCGTGGACCTGACCACGCTCGACGACGACGCCTGGACGTGGATCTGGCTGAGGAGCACTCCCGACAAGGAGTGCTGGTACGAGAACTTCAAGTCGAACGACCTGGCGCTGAGCTATCAGCTCGCGTCCCGCACGACAGGGAGCATGGTCCTCGACGCGGGGGTCTGCGGCCCATTCGCGCTCCTCGGGGGCAACGGCTCGCAGGGCCGAGGAGCCATGGGCAGCTACCTCTCCGTGCATGCCGGCCAGACGCCGTTTCTCGCCGAGGACGTCTTCACGTGGACCGACACCGTGGGTACGCGCGCGAAGAATCAGTGGGCTCTCGCCGCTGCGGACCTGGGGTATCTCCCCGCTACGGGCGCGGGCTACGAGCAGATCCTCGACGCGAGCTGACGCGCCATGGCCGCGCCCGACGTCGTCAAGGTCCAAGGCGCTACCGGGATCCTCTACTGGGGGGGCACCGCGCTCGGGCTCGCGACGGAGATCGCGCTGATCCCGATCCAGCGGACGTTTGCCGTACGCGCGGAGGAGTACGCGGGTGCGGTCGTCGAGGAGTACGACCTGGGGCGAGACTGGCTCTGCACATGCCTGGTCCGCGGATTTGACGCGGACATGCTCGCACGCCTCTTCCCGAGCATCACGTCGGGTGTGGTGTCCGACGGGACGGACCAGAGCAGCAGTGTGCTCCCGCTGTCCGCGCGGAGCGGCGTCCTGACTTTCACGCCGCGCGACGCGTCGCACCACGGCTTCGTGCTCCGCCGCGCGCTCCCGCGCGTCGCAGACGGCTGCCGCATTCCCTTCGGCTTGCACGGCCGGGTCTCTTTCGCGGCCGCCTTCCGCGGGGTCCCCGACGCGTCGGGGGACGCCGTGTCACTCGGTCCGACGGGGAGCCTATGAGCCTCCGCGATGACGCCCTGGAGCCGATCCCGACCTGTCTCCCCGACGAGGCGCAGCTGCTCGAGCGAATGGTGGGGCTCGCGAGTCTCGCGCTCCGCGCGGGAGTCTCCCTGTCGTACGAGGACTGGGAGGACATGGACTGGACGGAGCGCCGCGCGTGGATCGCCGCAGGCGACGTGCACGCCGCGCGGAGCGCGCAAAGGCTCGGGCTCGCGACGCAAGGCCCGCTGGGGGCTGCGCTGTGCAGCGCCGAGGTGGACGACTACGCGGCTGCGGATCGGATCTACATGGAGGCTTTCACGCGCGCGGCCCTCGCGCGCGAGGAGGGCGCGCATGAGTAAATTCACGGTCGCCCTCGCCAAGGTCGAGGCCGCGCTCTACGCCCTGGACGCGACGATGCAGCGGCGCGGCGGCCCCGCTGGCGGCGGCGGCGGCGGCGGCGGCGGCGGCGGCGGCGGCGGCGGCGGCGGCCCCGCTGGCGGCGGCGGCGGCGGCGGCCCCGCTGGCGGGGGCCCCGCTGGCGGGGGCCCTGACGCCCCTGCCGCGGGCGCGCAGAGCGAGGGCGGGATCGGCAGCATTCTCGCAGCCGGCCGCAATCACCCCGTCGTGGCGGGCATCGCGGCCGTCGCAGCCGTCGCGGGGCCGATCGCCGGGCAAGGGATCGTCTCCGCGGCGCGCGGCGGGAGCTTCTCCGCGGGCGCGCTGAGCCAAGCAAACCGGCGGCTCGCGGGGGTCCCCGTGCTAGGCGAGGCGTCGGGAATCGCCTCCGCGGTGCGCGTGGAGTCGGCGGTGAGTGGCGGCGTCGCGCAGCAGATAGCAGAGGTGGAGTCCAGGGGAGGTGTCGTCTCCGACGAATTCCGCGACTTCCTGCTCCGGGAGAATTTTGAGATCGAGCGCCGGCGCGAGGAGTCGTCGCAGAAAAGCCAGCGCCGAATCGAGGAACTCGCGGAGGGCGGAGCCACGGGCTTCCCGAGGCAAAACTCCCTCTCCGGTCTCCTCTTCCCGCAAGCGTCGATCGCCGAGACCCTGGGCGTGGAGCTGTTCAAGTGACGGCGTCCGCCGTCACGAGAGTCCACTCGATCGCCTACGGCGCGCTCACCGTAGGCGGGGGGACCCACTACCACCTGCACGGCGCGATCGTACGGACGTCCGACTACACGCAGCTCACACTGAGCTTCTTCGTGGTCGTGCAGGAGAGCACGGAGTCGACCTTCGCGGCGCGCGCGGCGGCCTTGGAGGCCGCTTTCAGGGCGCCGAACGCGAACCTCGTCATGACGACGGGCGCAGGCTCGGAGACCTGGAGCCACAGCGCCAACACGGGTATGGGTGCCATACCGCACTGTCGCAAGGCGGGCTCGAGCCTCGACAGCGCCACGAGCCGACTCTACGAGTGCTCGGTCACTGTGCAGCTCCCCGCCGACGAGCCCGGGAAGAGCGGCCGGCAGAGCGCGCGTGTGACCTACTCCGAGGACGGCTCGGAGATCATGCACATGGCAGTCAGCGCGGTCTACACCGCGCTGGGCGCCAACTCGGCCCTAGCCCAGGCGCAGAGCGCCTTCCCGACTTACTACGCCGCGCTGCAGACCGCAGCGGGAGGGACGTGGGACGAGTACGGCGGGCGTGTCTACACGCCCGACGACGAGGGCAAGATCTGCCAGGCGTCTGCGGCTTTCCGCCGCGTGATCTCGAATCAGAGCGTCGCCGCGCTGAACGACACCACGCTGCAGGACGTGCAGATCTCGGTCTCGACGAAGACCGTTGCCCCAGGAGACGCCGCAGGTAGCGGCGCGCAGCGCATGCAGCAGATCACGGTGGTCTACTCGGCGCGAGTCCGGTCGAGCGTGAGTACGGACCTACAGAGCGTCTGGCTGACGAAGGTCCGGCCACGCATGGTCGCTGTGGCCACGGCGCTCAGCGACGCACGCCGAGTCACTGCGATCTCGGTCGAGCCGGGCCTCGACGCGCAGAACAACGCGATCTCCGCGCGCATGGTATTCCTCGCTGCGCCCACATCGGTCATATCCGTCGACCTCGTCGTCTCGACCACGGAGACGCTCCCGTTCACTCTCGAGCCAGTGCTGACCGGCGACCCGTACGCGCGGGATCGGCACTGGGCTGTAGGGGATCGACGCGCGACGGTAGTCGCGCTGATCCTGGAGGTAGACGACGGACGGGGAGCCGGGCGGGAGGTGTATGACGCTGCGATCCGTGACCTGGAGGGGGAGGGTTACCTCGTCCGACGCGTCTCAACCCCCGCGCTCCGCAAATTCAGGCTCGGGGCGCGGGGGGTCGGCGCTCCGCTGACGCTGCGCTCGACGCGCCTACAGACAGAGCTGGAGTTTGCGACCGTCGTGGGCGGCGACGCGAAGGGTGGCGGCAACCGTCACCAACGCGCCCAGGTGCGCCGGTGACCGTCGCGACGCTCGGGGGCGTCCACCTGTCGCTGCGAGCTGGGGAGAGTATCTCCTGGACGCTCGCTGCCGGCGTCGCTCCCGTCGAGCGACAGATCACGGTCACAGAGGAGCGCGCGCGAGCGATCTTCACGCGCGCGAAGACGCAGTTCGCGACGCTCGATCCGCTCGTGACGCGCACGAGGAGTTCCGGTGTCGGGCCGCTCACGCTCGAGGTCGCCGCACCGGGCTACCCCAAGCTGACCGTCCGTGGGCTCTACGTCCTGCAAATGGCGCGCGCGGACGAGAGCCGCATGACGCTCACGATCGCGGACAGGCGCTGGCTCCTGCACCGCGCGCACGTCCTCCGGGACTTCAACGTGCGGCGCACGACAGGTGATCGGCGCCTCGTCGGCAACGCGCTGCAGCCCGTGCAGATCTCTGCCAACGTCGCGGACTACGCGTACCGCCGGAGCAGCCTCCGCGAGGGCACGACGCGCTGGGAGCCCGAGGAGGTCCTGGAGGACGTGCTCGATCAGCTCGTGGGCACGGGCGGCTACGTGATCGAGAGCCTCCCGCTGCGCGCGGACGTGGAGGACCTCCGCCTCGACGACGCCGGCGACGCCGCGCTCATGCGCGTGCTCGCGCTCTTCGCGGGAGCGCAGATCTTCTGCGACCTGCGAGGACGGCTCGTCGTCTACAACTCGCTCGGGGGCGAGGAGGACGCCGTTATTGCAAGCGCAGGGGCGCCTTACCCGAGCCCCGCGCCTCAGCTCGAGCGCGTGGACAACTCCCTGCTCCGCGCGAGGGATTACGTCTCCCTCTTTACTCTCGAGCCCGAGATCCGATTCGACTACACGGAGGGGGTGTCGGTGACGCCCGCGGCCCCGGGGCGAGAGCCGCGCGCGCTTCAGAATGTCTTCGCGGTCACCGACCCCACCGTCACCGTCCTGGGGCAGACGCTCTCGCGAGGGACGCTCCTGCCTCTCGATCGCTGGATCGCAGCGGTCGTCGAGAAGAACGACGCTCCGGCGAGCGGCCGCGCGCTCGGGCCTCTGACGTCGGCGCTGATCCGCCGGCACTACCTCTCCGGATTCCAGCACTTGAGGAATGCGTATGTGCTGGCGGAACTCGGGCTCCCCAATCCACTCTGGCTGGGGCGCATCGCGGAGATCGAGCGGAGCTGGCGGAGGTCCTTCCGGGTCCTCCCGCAGTGGGCAGATAAGTGTGAGGGCTTCTACGCGGTGCGCGCCGCGGTCGTCGATCAGGAAACGGGGGAGAGGGCGCAGTCAGAGGTCTACTGCGACACGCTGGTGAAGCCGAGCCGACGATTCCTCTCGCGGCGCGCCGCCGACAACTCGCCCGCAGCCTTCGGCGCCTCGCAATGGGCGCAGGACCTGACCGCCGCGACCCCCGCGCCGGCGCGAGTCGTCATGCGTAGCCGCTCGGAGGGGCGCTTCGCTCTAGATTTTCGCGCCGATCCCTGGGGCGACGCGGCGAAGATCGCGCCGGGGACCCTGGACGGAGTCGTCCCGATCCAGCACGCAGGCGAGGCCGCGCTCGTCTGGGACTCCGTCAAGGTCTCGCTCGCTGCGGGCTGGAGGCTCTCTGTGATCCTGTCGGTACGACTCGCGTCGCCGGCGGATCAGACGCGGCTACACGCGGTGTCCGTCCCCCTGTCGCGAGCGCTCGCGCTGATCCCCGGCGCGAGCGCTCGCGGGCTCTCCGGCCGAGGGCCGACGTACACGCAGCGGGTCTACCCGGGAGTGACGACTGCGCGCGCGGTCTGGCTCGACGACCGCGCGGGTGAGATTGAGGACGCGATCTTCTCGGACGCCGCCTTCCCGCAGGATTTGATCGTCAATGGCGCGGTGCTCCTCGCGATTGCGGAGGCCAATGCGGCGCGAATCGTCGCGCCGCTGCTCGATCGCCAGCAGGGTTCGATGGTCGTCTCGTTGGCTCCCGCGGTGCGCCCCGCGGGGTCGCTCGCGTCCGTCACACACGTCATCACGACACGCGGGGCGCAGACGATCCTGACCTGCCCGCCCGTTGGTATGCCGCCGAATATCCGGGCTCTCCTACCGGACAGCGTGCGCAAGGTCCTCGACAGGAGGGTAGAGGAGTGACGCACATCGCGGATCTCGTCGAGCGCGGCTACTCCCCCCGGCAGCACCACGACGCCTCTTTCGACGAGGCGCACAGGATCGTCACGTTCTCGTGCCGGCTCATTCCGTCGTCGGAGCACGAGGAGACCTGGGAGGTCGAGGCGGGGTCTCAGGGCGACGACCTCGGCTGGCTCATGTGGCGCGCGCGCAAGGGCAAGCGGGATCTGCCCTGCGCGTGGAGCCCGGCCTGGTCCGCGGTGGTCCACGGCGCGGTGGGTCCGACCGCGGGAGGCACGTCGTCGGTGCGCCCGGACTACTGGCTGCACCCGGACGAGGGCGGAGGCTTCGCGGACCTGCGCTTCGAGGCGCGATCCCCCGCGCGCGAGCTGGCGATCCACCCATGGGCGTCGCGGTACCCGAGCGGCTGGACGGGTGTCCTCTCCGCGGGCACGGCGAGCGACCGCGAGGAGTCGGCGTGGCACCCGGACTTCCTGGGGATCGTCGCAAGCAACAGGGGGCTGATCGGCTTCTCGACGCGCGTCTTCGATCTCCACGGCGGCGGCGTCGATCGCTACGCCGAGCTGCACACCGCGGTCTCTGTCGAGGAGATCGTGGAGAGCACGGCTCCGAGCCTCCTCCCGGGGCGAGTCCTCGCGTGGCAGCTCGGCGAGACAGGCGCGGGCGACGCGGCTGGCGCCGGGCTCATGGCGCTGAATTGGTCCGGCGGTCGGAGTCTGCTGTGCGCGTCGGGGTACGTCGGAGGGCCGCTGCTCTCTCCCGCGAGCGACGACGTGCGGATCGGGCGAGAGGTCGACGGCGCGCCCGTGTACCCCGCTGCGCTCTCGACGGACGCCCTCTGGCGAGTCCCCGGGACGGGCCGCGTGGGGCCGCTGGAGGTCCATGCGACCTACCCCGGCAGCGACGAGACGCTCCGACAGGCGCACGTGCTCTGGGTCCCGCGCGGGGGCGGCGGGTCGCCGCGGATCGGGGTCTACAACTTCGACGCGCCGGGGACGTTCCAGATCTGGGTCTCCGTGCCGTATCTGTCGTCGACCCCGCCGCCGTCGGCCCCGCCGCCGGTGTCCACGGGGGGATCCTCGGTGATCCGCCCGCCGGCGCCCCCCGCGCCCCCCGCGCCCCCCGCGCCCCCCGCGCCCCCCGCGCCCCCCGCGCCTCCGCGTCCGGGGCCCGATCCAGCAGCCCTCGCGGCAGCCCTCGCGGCAGCGACGGCCAAGGCGCACGCGGGAGGGCAGACCCTCCCGACCTACGGACTCACGGTGCACCCGCGGAATCCGCTCGGGGGCTTTGGGATCCCCGGCGGGAGCGGTGGCGGTGGCGGGGGCGTGCACGCGAAGACGCAGCACGGAGACCCCTTCGCCGCGCATCGGCGCGCGAAGGAGAAGCAGGCGCGCGCGAAGGAGCAGCGCGAGCAGAAGAGGCGCGAGCGCGAGAGTGAGCGCGGGAAGAAGAGGCGCGAGAAGAAGGAGAAGAAACACGAGGAGTGGAAGCGCAAGCGCGAGGAGCGGAAGCGCAAGAGAGAGGAGGAGGACGAGGAGGACCACGAGGAGTGGCTGCGAAAGCGCAAGCGCAGCAAGGATCTGATCGACGAGCTGCACAAGCGGAAGCTCCGCGGCGCTGTGCTCGGAGGGACGTTCGGCGCCTCGGTCTCGGTGCAGCCGTGGCTAGGCCCTTTCAGACGCTCGCCTCCCGACGAGCACCCGAAGCCGGTGACCTACTTCCCGAGTGAGATCGGCGTGTTTGGTGGGGTCGCCTTCCTCGCGCCGCCAGGCGCGGAGGGCGAGCTGGATCCATCCGCAGCGCCAGGAGAGCAGATCACTCCCGCGGGCGCGCGCCTCGTGAGGGGCTCTCCTACTGCCGCGCGCCTCGTGGCCTACGGCCAGAGCCCCACAGGGATCGCAGGGGACTGGGTCTACGCCGACGAGCGCAAGCGCGTCGTGAAGGGGACGCTCGCGATCGTCCCCGGCGACTATGATCTCTTGGGGGCGGCGTACGGCTACGGGCCTCCGACTGATCCCCCGCGCGTCTCGCTGCTCCTCCCCAGGGACACGTCGACGCTCGTGTTCGGGGACCCCGACCCGGCGACCGGCGGCGTGAAGAACGGTGTGACGCTCACCGGGAACGCCGTGGGGGGCCTCGACCTGGTGCTCGTCGACGGATCCGGCGAGCCTACGCCCGTGAGCTACTCCGTCGGCGAGGGCGGGCATGAGTTTGACGGCGCGGTAACCATTACAGGGGCGATCCACGCGACGGGCAAGGCGACCTTCGACGGGCTGATTGACCCGACGGGACTCGTGCTCAGCGAGCAGTCGTCCGATCCCATGTCCAGCGCGCAGGTCGGTCTCTACGCGGGCGACACCGCGGGCGCCAACGAGGCCTGGTGGCGACGCGACGACGGGACGACGGTCGACTTGTCGGCGGGTGCGGGTGCGGGTGCGAGCGCGGTCGAGAGCCTCTACGCCGACGACGGAGCGATCATCAGCAACACCGGAGGGAGTGAGACGACCCTCAAGACCTACACGCTCCCCGCGGGGACGCTCGCGGCCAACGGCGACTGGCTGCGGATCACGTGGGGTGGCTCCGGCGGAGGCTTGAACAAGCGCCTCCGGGTGTACTTCGGTAGCGCCATCGTCGCCACGTGGACGGACGGGGTGTCGGGCACCTACTGGGGCCAAGCCGAAATAAAGCGCATGGCAGTCAACTCACAGCGCTCGACGGCGTTCTTTTTGGCGACGGCGGCCGTCGCGGGAGCGCAGGTCACGACCTCGGCGGTGGACCTGTCCGCGGACGTGATAATCAAAGTCACGGGCCAGAATTTGACCACCACGGTGGCTATAATTAATGCGGTCAACATGACCGTAGAAAAGGTTCCCGCGCCATGACCCGACCCATGACAGCACTCGCCGCACTCGCCGCACTCGCCGCACTCGCCGCACTCGCGACGCGCTCACCCCTCCGCGCGGCCGACGGCGAGTCCAGCAGCCTGCGGACGGGATCGGTCGCGCAGGGCTATCAGCTCGATCGGCAGACCGCCGCATACCGCACTGCTGTGAGCGCTGCGGACACCGACGACACGGAGGAGTGGTCGGCCATCGCCGCATTCGTGCTCAACGGCCGCCCGAACATTTCGGTGAGCGGCAGGTTCAGTGGCGCGGCTGCGGACACCGCGACCGTCTACGTCGCGTACTACTACCGGACCACTGCCGACGGCACGGACACGGACACGTTCCTGGGGCGCAGCGCGACCACAACGCTCACCGCTGCCGCGACCGTGGACGCTGCAGGGGACAACGTCTCACCCACGGTGGGCTTCGACGGCCGCGGGGCCAACGTGCTGCGCGTGATCGTCACGTCTGTCAGCGCGGGAAACGTCGACCTGTGGGTAGGGAGCTACTAATGCGCGCGCGCGCTCACGCGTCGCAGTGGCAGACGCTCGCGCTGCTGTGCGCGGTGGCACTCGCGTTGACCGCGCCGGGCGCGGTCGAGGCTGGCTACGGCCAGATCGAGTCCGCGCTGCGGCAGTTCTTCGGCGCGGCCGTCAACGTCACGACCGTCGCCGACGGCGACGTTCTCACGTACTCGAGCGCGGCCGGCGAGTGGGCTGCTGCCGCTTCCGCTGCTGCGTCGGCGCCCAGTCTGCAGGACGTGTCCGACGTCGGATCGTCGACCACGACGGGCCTGTCCCTGACCGGCGCCAACACCTTCGGTGCGGCCGGCGTGACCACCACGCTCGCGGGGACCGCGAGCGTGGTGGTCACGGACGGCGTCGTGAGCGGAATGCTGTCCCCCGTCGAGTCAGTCACTGCGGGGGTTGGCGCCCCGAACGTCCTGACGGCCGACGAGTCCGGGAAGGTCCTCAACAACACAGGGGCTACCGCCGAGGCCTACAACACGCTTCCCGCGGCGGTGGCCGGGCTGCGCTTCACTCTGGTCGTCGCGGACGCTGACGGGGCTCGGTTCACGGCGCCGAGCGGCACGATCTACCTCGGCCCCTCGTCAGGGACAGCCGTGAGCAGCACCACCGTCGGCTCGTCGGTCACCTTGGTCTGCGACGGCACCAACTGGTACGCGACTTCTGGCACTGGGACCTGGGTGGCCTCCTAATGGCGTTCATTTCCACGTGGAAGAGCGACAACGCGGGTGTCTCGAACCCAGACCAAATCAAGCTCCCGCTGATTGCCGCCGGCACCTACAACTTCACCGTTGACTGGGGTGACGGCGGGCCCACGGACGCCATTACCGCTTGGGACGACGCCGCGACAACCCACACCTACGCGATCGCGGGCAGCTACGTAGTCACGATTACGGGGACGATCACGGGCTTCGTGTTCGGCAACGGGGGCGACAAGCTCAAGATCACCGACATCAGCGAGTGGGGGACGCTGCTCGTCGGGACCAGCCAAGGGGGGTATTTCTACGGCTGTAACAACATGACCGTGACGGCAGCGGACGTGCTGGACGTGTCGTCCGTCACGAACATGGCCTACATGTTCTACGGCGCCGCCAGCGCCAATCCCGGCGTTTCGGCGTGGGACGTGTCGTCCGTCACGAGCATGACCGCCATGTTCACCGGCGCGACCGCCGCCAACCCCGACGTCTCGGCGTGGGACGTGTCGTCCGTCACGAGCATGAACTCAATGTTTCAGGACGCCGCCAGCGCCAACCCCGACGTCTCGGCGTGGGACGTGTCCGCAGTTACAAACATGACCTCAATGTTCCGAAACGTCGGCGCCAACCCCGACGTCTCGGCG